GACGCGGCCAGGTATTGCCTGGTCACCACTGAAACCTACTGGTCTACCCGCGTGAGGAGGAACCGTGCCGCTGCCTGAAACCTCCATCGTGTGGCCCCCAGAGCGCTTCTCCGACCTGTACTCGGCGGTCCGCGTAAATGACGCCTGGTACGCCGGGAACGTCGACGTCCTGGCCGAGGAATACCGGAACCAGTCCCGTGTGATCAACCGACCGTCGCAGATGGCGGGTGGCCTGCAGGGTATGGCTGCCCGCTTCTTCTGGGGGAAGCCGACACCGCAGGGTGAGCACCGCACACGGTTGCACGTGCCGGTCGCATCCGACCTCGCCACCACCAGCGCGGACCTTCTCTTCTCGGAGGCGCCCCGGATCCTCTTCCCGGACGGTGTACCGCAGGTGGTGAAGGACCGGGCCGATCAGATCGTGAACACGCCGTCCATGCACTCCACGTTCTTGGAGGCCGCCGAGGTGGCCGCCGCACTGACCGGAGTGTTCCTGCGTGCCGTGTGGGATGCAGAGTTCGAAGACCACGTCATGGTCGACGTGGTGCACCCGGACAAGGCCGTCCCCGAGTGGCGGTGGGGCCGCCTCGCAGCGGTCACATTCTGGACAGTCCTGGACGACGCTGGGAAGCACACGATCCGGCACCTGGAACGCCACGAACCCGGGCGGATCCTCCACGGCCTGTACGTGGGTGAGACCGGCCAGTTGGGCCGCCAAGTCCCCTTGGACGAGAACCCGGCTACCGAATACCTGGCCGACATGGTCGACGCAGAAGGCGGCATCGACACGGGTGTGGACACACTCACTGCCGCGTACATCCCGAACATCAAACCGTCCCGCCGCTGGCGAACCACACCCGACCTGGCACCCTACGGCAGGTCCGACTTTGAGGGCATCGAACCACTCTTCGACTCCTTCGACGAGGTCTACTCCTCCTGGATGCGCGACATCAAGCTCGCGAAGGCCCGCCTGATCATCCCCGAAGGCATGACCGAATCCCGCGGACGCGGTCGCGGCGTCGAGTTCGACGATGACCGGGAGATCTTCACCGAGGCCCCCATGGGCGGGAAGATGGCCGATGCCGGGATCCTCCCCCAGCAATTCCAGATCCGTGTGGAGGAGCACAAGGCCACAGCCATGGAGATTCTCCGGGCGATCCTCCGTGCCGCCGGATACTCGCCCAGCACGTTCGGAGACGACCCCATGGCCGTGTCCACGACAGCGACCGAGGTGAAGGCCCGAGAGCGCATGTCGGAGCGCACAAGGGACAAGAAGTCCCGGTATTGGGCTGCAGCGCTGGCACCGTTCATCCGGACACTGATCAACGTGGACGCCGTCGTGTTTGGCGGCCAGCAGGTCGACGATCTGCCGGAGATCAAGTTCCAGGAGACCACACAGAAGGACCCCCTAGACCTGGCTCAGACCGCGAACCAGCTCCGGTCAGCCATGGCCGCGTCCACGGAGACCCTGGTGCGGATGCAGCATCCGAACTGGGACCGCGACACCGTGAACGAGGAAGTTGAACGCATCCATGCGGAGAACGGCACCATCACGGACCCGCTCACGTTCGACCGCTCATAGCTGAGGTGGTGGTGCCCGCATGAAGTGGACGCCACCACCAGACACGCCCATCGAGGACGTGGTCACGTCCATCATCGGTGAGATTGTCGCCGCGTACGTGCTCGCCGAGGAGGACATCCTCAAAGCGTTCGCTGCCGAGGTGAAGGCCGGTCTCATGCCGGACGAGCTCACGCCGCGTGAACTGGTCCGTCTGAGACGGCATGTGCAGGGCGTAGCCGACCGGCTGGCGACTGCGACCCCGGACATGATCGACACGCTGGTGGCTGTGGCGTCCAAGCGTGGCATGGGCGCAGCGCTCACCCAGCTGTCGGCGCTGCCTGGCCTGCCTGGCCCGTTCCGGCGTGTGGGTGACGCGCAGGCGGTCATGGATGTGATCGGCGACCTGACGTCGGCGTTCGAGGACGTCAGGTCGCGGATCCTGCGGTTCCCCGACGACGTGTACCGGAAGGCAATCGCCGACACCACAGCCCGGAACCTGCTGGTCTCGACCGGGCAGCGGCCAGCGCAAGCGAGCGCGTGGCGTGACCTGATCGGGCAGGGCGTCACCGGGTTCGTGGACAAGGCTGGCCGTCGCTGGAACCTCGCCTCCTACGTGGAGATGGCCAGCAGGACCGCGACGATTCGGGCATACCGGGCGCAGAACGAGCACACCATGCACGCCAACGGGATCTTCCTGGTGAAGATCGTCGGCGGCAACGACATGTGCTCCAAGTGCGGTGCCTGGGTCAACAAAACCCTCTCACTGGATGGGACGCCGGCGGGTGACTACCCGATGCTGTCCGCCGTCGATGACCGCATGGTCACCGTGCACGTCGCCGGGACCATCGACCAGGCCCGTGAGGCTGGCTGGTCTCACCCGAACTGTAGGTGCACCACAGCCTGTGTCCTCCCCGGCGTGGACCCCGTCGTCAAGACCTCCACCTACTCACCGGAGAAGGATCAGGAGCGCGACCGGCTCCGAGCCCTCGAACGCAAGGTTCGCAAGCTCAAGCGTGAGGACCTCCTCGATACCGACCCAACTGTCAAGGCGCGCATCCGTGACACACAAGAGCAGATCCGTGAGCACGTCGAAGCGACCGGCCTGAAACGCCAGCGCCGCCGCGAACAACTCAACCTCGGCCACCAACGCCGCTAGACGCGGCCCAACCCAGGAGGTAAACCCACCATGGCTGACACCAACCCCACCCCCGCTGACGGCGCATCCAACGACGGCGCCGCACAGCCCCAGACCCCGGAGGCCGGGCAGACGCAGACCACGCCCCCGACCCCCGACCCCGCACCCGCCGCGCAGAAGGTCGAAGACCTGCCCGACTGGGCGCAAACCCTCGTGCGCGACCTCCGCGCCGAGAACGCCTCAGCACGCACCAACGCCAAGCAGACGGCAGCGCAGGAAGCCACCGACTCCGTCACCGAGAAGATCGGCAAGGCACTCGGCCTCATCAAGGACGACGACGCCGACGCACCGTCCGTGGAAGACCTCACCAAACAGGTCTCCGCAGCGCAGGCCGCCTCCCGGCAGGCCGCCATCGAACTCGCCGTGTACCGCGCAGCATCCCAGCACGACGGAGACCCCGCCGCGCTCCTCGACTCCCGGACCTTCCTGGCGAAGGTCACGGACCTCGACCCCACCTCTGAGGACTTCGCCACCAAGATCGGCGACGCCATCAAGGAACAGGTCGACACCAACCCCAAGCTCAAGGCGAGCGGCCCGGCGCCCTCCCGCAGTGGTGGGGAGATGGGCGGCAAACAAGAACAGCAGGCGGGCCAGTCCCCCACTGAACTTGCCGCGCTCATCCGCAAGAACCGCATCTACTGACAAGGAGGGCCATCATGGCTCATCAGTTCCTCAAGCCCGAGGTCATCGGCAATGCCGCCCTCGGACTCGTCAAGGAGGACACCATCCTCCCCAACCTGGTCTACCGCGACGCGGAGACCAACTATCAGGGCAACGTCGGCCCCCGCGGCGACAAGGTCCTCATCCCCATCCGTGGCGCCCTCGGCGACGCCCGAGAGCTCGCCTGGCGTGACGCGACCCGCAAGATCGTCACCGACGAGATCAAGGACGCCACCGCTGAGATCAAGCTCGACACCTACCTGTACAAGGCTGTCGGGCTGCTCCGTGAAGAGCAGACCCTCGACATCGCCGACTACGGTGCACAGGTCCTCACCCCCATGACCAACTCCGTCGCCTACGGGGCAGAGAAGCGCATCGCAGCCGCCATCGAGGGCGCCCCCTACACGGAGACCATCACTCTGGCCGACGCAGAGCGTGGCACCTACAACGCCCTCGTGGACGCACGGAAGTTCCTCCGCAAGCACGGTGTCCCCCGCGACGGCCTGGTCGCCATCGCAGGCACCGAGGCCATCGCCCGCGCCCTCAAGGATCCCACGCTGATCGACGCGAACCGCTCCGGCGACTCGAACACCCTGCGTGAGGCCGAGATCGGACGTATCGCCGGGTTCAGCCTGTACGAGTCCGACGTCATCGACGACGACTCGATCTACCTGTTCCACCCGACCGCATTCCCGACCGTGTTCCGCGCACCGGCCCCGGCCCGCTCGGTCCCGTTCTCCGCGTCCGTGTCCGGTGGCGGCATCGCCATGTCGTACTGGGAGTCCCTGAACTCCGACAACGACTCTGACCGCGCCTTCCTTGGCACGTTCTTCGGCGTGAACACCTACTCGGACCCGGTCGACGCAACCGACCCGGGTGGGACCAAGGAGTTCGTGCGTGCCATCCGCATCGCAGGTCCGAACGCCGGCACCCCCGGTGAGGGCGACGAGTCGGGAAAATAACGGCCCGCGTCAAGGCCACGATCTGACCTTGGCGCGGCTGATCCCGCAGAAGGGAGGCCCGCATGCTGACCTACGCTGAACCGTCCGACCTCCCCGAGGATCTGCAGACAGTGAGTGGCGTGGACGCCCTGCTGGCGTCGGCGTCACTCATCGTGGACATGCTGGTCCGTGGGGCACGGTACGACACGGACGCTGATGGCCGGCCGACCGACGAACACCTAGCCCAGGTGTTCCGGGACGCCACGGTCGCGCAAGTGGTCTGGGCGGACGAGACCGGTGGTGGCGCCACGAGTGCCGCCCCGTCCTCGCTCGGCTCCCTGCACTTCGATGCGACCGTGAGTGCGGATGGTGACCCGGTGCCACCTGGTGTGGGACCGGACGCCTACCGGCTCCTGCGTATCGAGGGTCTGGTCACCTCCCGTGTGAGCGTGCCCTGATGCCGCCCCGCATCCCCGCCCGCCTCCTCCCCCACACGGTCCTCGTGAAGCCCTTCCTCGGTGCTGGGCCTTACGGGGACCGGTGGGGTGAGCAGGTGGAAGTGAAGCGCTCCCTGGTGGAGGACAAGGTACAGGTGGTTCGGGACGCCGACGCCCGCGAGGTGACCTCGTCGGCGACCGTGTACCTAGAACCCCGCACCCTGCCCGCCGGATCCCTGGTGACCGTATGGGCTGGCACCCAGTGGGAGATCGAACGGAAGGCCCTGGCGGTCTCCCATTTCGACCACCCCGGCGGCCTGTCCCACATGGTCGTGTACCTCGAGTAGGAGGCGACCATGGCACTGAACTGGTACGGGCCGAAGGTCACGCAGGCCGTGACCGGCGCCGCCATCCAAGGACTCAACCAGGCCGCCGAATACGTCCGATCCCAGACCGTCCCCCTCACCCCGCTACGTGACGGGGACCTCCGGAACTCGTTGCACGTCTCCGAAGCCACCACGGGCGACCCGGTCGCCGCCGTGTTCACGAACCTCCCCTACGCCGTCCGGCAACACGAGGAACTCAACTACCGGCACCGCGACGGCCAAGCGAAATACCTCGAGGTCGCAGCCAACCAGTCCAGGGAGCAGGTCTCCCGGATCGTCACCACCGCAGTGAGGAGGGCCACCCAGTGACCACAGTGAATATGGACGTCACCGACTCCCTCACCCTCGACCTCGCCGCCGGGTTCATCGACCTCATGGTCAACGAAGCCCACGTCGGCACCTGGAAAGAGGACGGGTACAAGAACGGTGACCTCGGCATCGTGATCGGCGCCATGCCACAAGCACCCGCCGACCTCATCGCCATCACCCCCTACGTCGCGCAAGTCGACGTGGAACCAGGTGTGGACGTGCGTGCCTTCCAGGTCCGCATCCGGTCCGGGTCACGCGACCCGAGACCCTGCATCCAAGCCGTGGACAGGCTCCACGACACCCTCAACGGACTCGGCCCGGTCACCCTCGGTGGCCACTCCGTGCCCCTCATCTGGCGAAACAGTCTCGCCGACCTCGGTCTCGACACCTCCGACCGGTACGAGATCACCGACAACTACTACCTCTACGTAGACAAGGAGCCACACCATGGCTGACAACACCACCGCCCTCGCGTCCAAGCTCGCCCGACGCTACGCCGTCGAGGTGAAGCCCACCGGATCCGACGACACCGCATGGGTCCGCGTCAAGGGCATCAACTCCCTCACCCCCGGCCTCGACCAGAACTTCGAGGACTCCACCGACTTCGACAACGACGGCTGGACTTCCTCCGAGAAGACCTCCCAGGGCTGGAACCTCGCCCTCGGCCTCATCGAGAAGGTCGGCCAGGCGGACAAGAAGCAGGACCCCGGCCAGCTGATCCTCGAGAACACCCAGGACAAGTTCGGCGGCGAAGGCTTCGTGGACGTCCGCTGGGGCGAGCGTGACGGCGAGATCGCCTACACCGGCAACGCTGCAGTGCAGTGGGAGCCGCAGGGTGGCGGCGTCACCGACCTGTCCTCCGTGAACGTGACCCTCACCGGAAACGGGG